CTTCGGCGGTCTTAAGGTGGTAGGAGGGTAAGCCCTTCAGAAAGGATGATTTGACTATGAGAGAAAGATACTACCTTGCCTATGGAAGCAACCTGTCGGTTGCTCAGATGGTGCAGCGATGCCCCGGTGCGGTATATGTCGGAAAAGCGACCATCGAAGGCTACCAGCTTCTCTTTAAGGGAAGCCAGAGCGGAAGTTACCTCACCATTGAGAAAAAGAAAGGCTCCAGTGTTCCAGTTCTGGTCTGGAAAATTACAGAATACGATGAAGCCAGGCTTGACCGATATGAGGGGGTGCCGAATTTCTACTACAAAGAAACCATGCGTGTGGAGGTCTTTTCCCTGCTCGGCGAGGTCAGCCTCGGGTGTGTGGATGCCCTTGTCTACATCATGCACGAGGAACGAAAGCTGGGAATCCCATCCCTGCATTACTACCAGGTTTGCCTGGATGGGTATTTCCATTTCGATTTCGAACCCAGCTTTTTAGAAAGGGCGCTGGAGACCAGCATTGGGAAACGAAATGCAACGCGGCTTCTTCAGGAGGTGGGGATGTATGAATAAGGGATTTCCCGACCGAAAGACTGTGGAGCGTCTCCGTCAGCAGTTCCCGGCGGGCTGCCGTGTGGTTCTCCATGCGATGGAAGATGTGCAGGCACCGCCTATAGGAACTAAAGGCACGGTGATTGGTGTGGATGATGCCGGACACATTATGGTTTCGTGGGATAACGGCGGCAGTCTGAACCTTATCGCCGGAGTGGACAGCTTTTCCAAATGCGAGGAGGGGC